TACAAAAAACCGCATTTAGTCCATGGTCGAGCCCGAATCCATCGTTCGTCAATACGCCGCCGACGTCGTGAGCGGCCGAATCCCCGCTGGCAAATGGGTGTACGCCGCGTGCTCGCGGTTCAACCGTGACCTCGAGCGCACCGACATCCTGCTTGAGTGGAACCGCGTCGCTGACGCGTTCCAGTTCATTGGCGGGCTGTCGTTGGTCGGTGAAGCCGACGGTGAGCCGTTCAAGTTGCACCCTTGGCAAGGGTTCATCGTGGCGAACTTGGTCGGCTGGCGCACCGCGGAGGGCCGCCGACGGTTCACCATGGGCATCATTCAAGTTGCCCGCGGCAACGGCAAGACAACGCTCATGGCGGCGCTTGGGTTGTATGACTTCATGAGCGGCGCTGGCAAGCGGGTGCACGTGCTCGCGAACAAGGTCGAGCAAGCGCAAATCCTCGTCGACACGGCGCGCACGATGGCGCGTCGGCTCGATGATCCGTCGGTCAAGGTCAAGATGTCCGACCTAACGCGGCCGGATGAGGACTGCGAGTTCAACGCATTGACGTCGCGCGAATCCTCGCTTGACGGCTTGAACCCGTCGCTTTGGATCGCAGACGAAGCCGCGGAGTACCGCGGGAGCGTGCTCAACAAACTCATCACCACGGGGATGAAGCGGAAGGAAACGTTGGGCGTCATCATTTCGACGCCGGGCAGCAACACGGAAAGCCATTACGAAACGCTCTGCTCGGGCGCTCGCGCCGTGCTCTCGGGCGAAGCCGAGGACGATGCAACCTTCGCCATGCTCTACGGCATCGATCAGAATGATGACATTGCCGACGAGGCTGCGTGGCCGAAGGCGAACCCCGGCATGCAGTACGGCCAGCCGGACGCCGCGAGCATCCGACGCCTGTACAACACGATGAAACGCGATCCGGGCCAGCGCTCGGAGTTCTGTCGATACCACTGCGCTCGCCTCAACGAGGATGTCGGCGGGTGGCTCGATATGTCCTATTGGCCGACGGCAACCGTCGTCGATTGGGGCGCACAACGCAAGCGGCAAGCGTGGGTTGGCATTGACCTGAGCAAGTCGCTCGACATGTCTGCCGTCGTCGTCGCCATCCCGCAAGAGAGCGGCAACATTCTCTTGCGTGGCCACTACTGGTGGCCGCGGGCGAACGTCGCTCAACGCGAACTGGACTACCGCATGCCCATCCGCCGCTACGCCGACGAAGGCAAAATCAACCTGACGCCCGGCGCCGAGATCGACCACGAAGCCATCGCACAGAAGATGGCTGAGATCATCGCGGAGTTTGACGTGCAACTTGTCGGATATGACCGATGGGGGGCGTCGTACTTGGCGCAGCGGCTTGCCGAGATAGGTGCGCCGATCCAAGCCTATAGCATGGGCTCGAGCACGTTTGCGCCGGGGTGCCAGTTGTTTCAGAACCTGTGGGTAGGTCGCAAGTTGGTAATCGGCGACGATCCGATCCTACGCCGAGCGTGCGCCGAAGCCATTCCCCGAACGGGCATGAGCGGCTACGTTCGACCCGAGAAGCCACGTGACCACAGCGCGATCGACCCGCTCGTGGCTTCGATCATGGCCGTGCACTGCTGGGGAGGAAAGCGCAGCAGTTGTTACGAATCCGAAGTTTAGTCCGAGACACGACGGCCGAAACTTGTCGCAATGCGCAACATGTTGCGCAGTCTGCTACAGCGTTGGTTGGGCCACTGGGGCACGCACGGCGTGATCCTCCCGACGTCGTTTGACGTCGCGGGTATGCCCACGATCACGCCGGGCACGGCGCTCGCGTACACGCCTGTTTACCGCGCGGCTTCGCTGATCGCCAACGACGTTGCACGTGTGCCGCTCGACGTGAGCGAGCGCACTGCAAACGCGTTGTTGCAGCAACCGAACCGCTGGCAGAATGGCTTCGAGTTCCGTCGAGCGCTCACGATGCAAGCGCTGCTATACGGCAACGCGTTCGCCGTGATCAACCGCACTCTCGGTGGCGAGTTGCTTGAGTTGTTGCCGCTCGACATTGAAAGCGTGTCGCTCGATCTCACGAAGCCCGAGCCCGTTTACAAGACACGGCTGTACGGTGACGTGCCGATGTCCTCGATGCTGCACCTACGTGCCGTCGGGCTCGACGGCTTGTGGGGGGAATCTCCCGTGCGTTTGTGCCGCACGTCGTTGCAGATTCTTGCGGCTCAAGAGAACTCGCAACTTGAAGTGATGAAGAACGCGGGCAACCCGAAACTTGCGTTCGTGCATCCGGGCCCGCTGAGTGAAGGCGCACGGCAGTCGATCAGCGAGAAGTTCCTACAGCATCACGCTGGCGCTGAGAACGCGGGCAAGCCACTTGTGCTCGCCGAAGGTATGCGCGTCGAGCGTA